CGAGCAGGCTTATACCGTCAATGGTGTAAATCCCTTCTCCCATCCTAGTGCCGATGATTTATCATCACTAGTCGTATCGAAAGCCAAGTTGAGCGCCTTATCTAACATGGACAAAACTAAGTTCTCGATCCTTGAGGACTTAGCCGAGATTAAAAGTGCTATAGGCGGTTTATTGAAACCCGCTCAAAACACTATCCGGGCTGCGAGATCGCTGTCCGACCGTGCTAGTAAGTTCGAAAGAGTCAATGGTAAGATCATCTCCTATAAACGGAAAGGTGGTGTTATCATTAAATCCAAGATAACCGCAAAAGAGCTCGCCCATTTATTTGGTGCGGGTTACTTGGAGGTGAAGTTTGGATTGGCGCAGTTATTTTACACCGGTTTCACAATTGGAAACCTCATTGAGAGTAAAATGGTTAATTCTGCCGTGCATCGCGACACCCGTCGCTATGTTGCTAAAGGAAAGGCCTTAGACCTCTCAACCAAATCCGGTGTTGTACAACCTACAGCCGCAAACGGTTACCACCTGATGAATTATTATCAGGAACGGTCGTTTGAAGCGAGGGCCGGTATCCTCTATACTATCAAGAACGCAGCTCATTTTGACAACTTGAGCTGGCAGCTAGGATTAGGATACAAGGAAATCGTTCCTATTGCTTGGAACGTGATGCGGTTATCGTGGATGGTCGATCGAGTCGTAAACGTCACCGGAGCAATCCGTGCCGTTGAAAACTTCCTAGATCCGGACATAAACATTTTATCCGCTTGGGTACGACTTGATGAAAAAAGAGTCTATACTAGGCGGGTGTATGCCACTGCTCCGAGATCAGGTGAAAAGAGTCGATCTGTGAATGGGGACACGGCCACTGATGTTGATTGTGCGCACACGCGCACTCCCTGGGTTCCGACAATCGCGGATACCGTCCCGAAGATTGACCTCTCGGGAGCTGTTAATTCAGTGGGGAACGTCTTGGACATTGTAGCCTTGGCTGCGTCGCGATGTTCTGCGTTGCGTTCCAAGCTCAAAGTCTTAGGTGTCGACGATCTCGGTTTTGGTCACAAGCGTACCCCGTACGGGGAGCGTGTTAAACCAATTTCAGAGCGTGAATATAGGCAATTCGTTTACTCCGAAAGAGAAGCGTATGCCGACAAGATCGCCAGCAATTGGGCC